CTGCTGATAAGTTCGTGACTCTCGCAGTTGTATCATTTAAGTTGTTGTTTAAAACAACTATATCATCTTGGATATTAATGATATTTGTATTGATTGTAATCAAGCTGGCATTTGTATCCTGCTGATAATTTTGCACAGTTCTTCCTAAACTGTCCAACTGATCTTGTAGCCGACGATTTTGCTCGGCTAATTCGGGTACACCTTGAGCATTCAAGACGTCCCAAAGGGTTGTGTTATTTTCAAATACTTCTTCTGTGATATTACTCATACTTAAAACATTTTGTCCAATAGTCCACATGTTGATATTCCACACTAACTATTGCAGCCAGATGCTTATTTAATTCAGGAGAATTACTATACATTAATTTCTTTCGAACTTCCTCATAGTATTCTTCTCCCCATAAATAAGCTTCATATAGCTTTTCTTTAATTATGCCTTCCCATAATAACAGATCAGTTTCTGGAACTGTCGTCCATGTTAGTGGAGCTTCTAAACTCCTCTTTAGTAGCGGTGCTACTATTTGTCCTCTCAATTCTTTAAAAGATCTTTTGATAAATTGGAGGTTTTCTAGTTCGGTAAAAGGTTGTTCCATACCGTCCTTAGAACCTGGTGTGATAATATGACCTATTCGAGTTAGTTCTTCTTTCACTGTCATATAATTATACTGGTCCTTATATTCATCTGAGACGCTTTCGATCTTGTCATCTCCAAATGAAATTAGTGAAACATTATTTCTAAATGTTTCAATACTGCTCTCGCCAGTCACTTTTATCCATGCGTAAAAAGATAAAATGTCATTTGCAATGCAGTTAACGATTGTAGTAAGAAACTCACCACTTTTGTTGCCTCTCTCTGTTTTGTAAACAGTGTCATAATCAACAACATAAGTCTCAATGGATTCCTGAGCTAAGACCTGACGGCCTAAATCCCATTCATCTGGTGCTACTTTCATAATCGTTTTATTAATTATGTTAAACACAGTCTGCATAAGTTCTTTGTGCAGATGTTTATCATAGTTTGCGAAGTCACAATCAAAATAATTGTTGTGCTTCGTTATCTCGTGGTAAATTTCTCCCCAACCTTTCGAATGAGGATTTACGCCGATAGCGTGATGTGCTTCAACAAATAATTGTTGGAATTGGTCTTTAAAATTTCCAAATAAAGCACTATCCACTATAATTTTATCCACGGGAATAGAATGAAATACTCGGACTTTTCCACTTTTGACAGCACTCTTTTTAATCAAAGCGTCTTTTACTTTAGAATTACTCAACGATATTACTCGCTTTCCTTCCTTAGCTTGCTCCAACTTATAAAGTACTCTCTTCTTTAGAACATATCCTAGTTGATCATTAAATGTTACTTCTCCTGTTATTTCGTTAACATTCAAGTAATCACTTTTCTTCGCTCCTCTCGCGAGGCTTGCCCACGGAATACCTGCTGCTTTATTCACTTTCAAGCCAGTAACAAATTTATTACTGGAGCTACCATTGAGAGCTTGTGGTAATAATTTCTCATAATCAGATGGAATAGGTTTTAACCTACCATGCATCTTACATGATAATTCAT